TGTAAATATCTCTCTCCCAAGGCATCATATTTTCGAGTTCCGTCAAGCTATATTTATGGTATTGCATGAGAGAGAAATTGATACGGTAATAGGATTCAAGATCCTCTCGTGCAATACTTAGCCGAAAAAATCGGCTAGACCCTCCAAAACTACACTATTCTTTTCTTTTGTATTTGGATTTATAAATTCAATCGTATGAGATAATTTAGGCATTGTTGCAAAAAAATTCTCAACTTTTTTGTATTGTTTTGAATTTAGTTGTTCAATAAACTTAACTCTCTCATCTGGCGTATAATCTTTGGCCTCCCATGCATCTTCCTCTGTGTAAACTGTATCCATACAATCAGCAACAACTTTCAAAGTTTTATCAACCATGATTTCTGGGTCATCTTCCAAATCAAAATTATTTTGAACAAATTGATTAAGTGATGGATATTTCATTCTCATGGTCATTTTATCATCAATAACAACATCAGTTGTATGTCCCTTTGGTTTGATGACCTTAATCTCATCAACATATATTGTGACTGGAACTGTTGTCTCTCCATCATCAGCACAAGTGACTGTCATTTTGATATCTTCACCGATAGACTTTGCACGAATATTTAAGAACACATATTCGATATCAAACGTAGGAAGACTATCAACATCAACTCCTCTAGTCAAAATGCATTTCTTTAATACATCTGTTACAGCATTTGTAATATCATCTTGATTTTTTGATTCCAATGCTAAAATTAAAATTTTCTCCTCTTTGACAAGAAAAGGTCGATATTTAATTTTTTTATTAGATGATGGTAATTTCAACTCATATGTAGGAGTTTCAATTGTTGGTAATGGCATAATAATCTATTCAGTATTTTATATAGGAGGTTTAGAATTGAATTCCATTGAAATTGTAATCGTTATTAGGGTTGCCTGGGTAATCAATGGGCAGATGTTCATAACCAGTTAGTTGAGTATTTGTTATTTCTTTTGAGGTTTGAGAATTAAATTGTGGATTAGATGGTAAAAACTCACCGTTTATTGGAACTTGATGAGTATCATTGTAATCAAAATCTACAAAGAATCTATCATAGGCAAATTGTACACTACATTTTAACACATTTGATTCACCATAGGCAACTCTCATTGAAGTTAAATTAGTGGGCCACACATTCACGAATTCATATGTGGTTAATTTAGATTGATATTCTGGTGTTGCAAATGGTGGTTTGGGTTCCTTAAAAGTATCTCTCTCAAATTTAGTAAGATGAATAATCTCCTTATAATCTTCGGGATAGTTAAATCTTGCAAAAGCGTTTAGGCTTCTTTTTTTTCCTCTATATATGGGATTAATGTATGTCATCCATTTTTCTAAAACCTCTAAAACCACCATATCAGCGTCAAGATAAAATGTTAAGTTAAGAGGTGGAAAAGTTCTAAGATTTGGAAACTCCTCTTGAATACCTTGATGATGACCTACAGCAAGACTTGTTTGAAAAGATGTGCCTGGGATTTCTGCTTCAGTGCATAGAATGGACATCTTTTGTGTGAAAGTTCTTCCTTGTGATCTCTTGCTGTCAGGAAGAGGTGTTGCACTACCAGAAAATTGACGAAAACCATCACTTCCCAACCATACATTAGCTTTACCAAAAGAAAACGTGACTTGATAAAAAGTATCTAAAGACGGCCGTGCAACGGTGTCCCTGATATCCCTCATATTTGGTTTAAATATGTCGGATCTTCTTGGAAATATACTTTTACTTGCCACGATAAATAAATTTGTGTTGTTATTACTATATATGAGCTATAAAGGGATATATCGACCTTCTAATCCTAAAAAGTATAAAGGTGACTCTCAAAACATTATTTATAGATCTTTATGGGAAAGAAAATTTATGAATTACTGTGATTTGAATGAAAATATACTTGAATGGGCATCTGAAGAATTTTGGATTCCGTATCTAGATCCAACAACAAATCGTGTTCGTAGATATTTTCCTGATTTTTTTATTAAATATAAGGACAAAGATAATAATATCCGTAGATCAGTGATTGAAGTGAAACCAATGAGAGAAACACTTGAACCAAAGTCAACAAAGGGTAAATCGAGAAAGACAATGATAAATGAATCAATAACTTACGTTAAGAATCAAGCAAAGTGGAAAGCAGCAAGAGAGTTTTGTGCAGATCGTAAATTAGAATTTAAAATCATGACTGAAAAAGAATTAGGAATCCGATGAGCATTCTTCAAAACATATTAGATAAAGTTAGTGGTCAAGTCAATGAGGATTATTTTCGTAGTCAACTAATTGAAGAACTTGGTTCAACAAATTTTAATGATGACTATGCTGATACTGGTGGATTTTCTCCTGGCGAACTATATTTTTTTACATATCAAGCACAAACAAAACAACCGTATTATGATCAATATCCATTATCATATGTGATTGAAATGACCACAGGTGGATTTTTAGGTTGTAATCTTCATTATGTTCAATTAAGTCAAAGAGAAGAACTTGCAATGAGCTTACTAAATAACTCTGCTCAAGGTGCGATTGCAGTTCCTCGAAGAACTCTACATAAATACTTATACACTGGTGTCAGAGGTCAACCATATCGCATTCCTAATAGTGAGTGGTCGGATGTAGCACAATTACCGACTGAAAAATTTATTGATATGAGAGGAATGCCCGTTCCAAGAAACAGAATTTACAACACAAACTAATGTCAGCCAAAAAAAGTAAGCCATATGAAATAGGAGGATCAAAATATTCTTTTAATTTTGTCGGTGGTAAACTAGTGGGCGCACAAAAAGCAAATGCTGAAGGTGATTTTACTGGTAATTACTTAAATCCAAATACAAGTGAATTTAGTGAAATTGTTACAGATCCTACAACTGGTAAAAGTACTACGGAAGCTTTGGACGCATATAACATTGCAAAATATGGATCAAATAAAAATGGATATGAAGATACAGTAACTCAAGCAACATCTTCTGAACTTAATAAATTTTATAATGATTTCAAGAAAAAATCAGATAATCAACAATCAATAGCTCCCTCTCTTCCAAAAAATCCAGTTTATGCTGATTCGGGATTGAGATATGAAGGTGGTTCTAATTATAAGAGAAAAAATACGACTGGCAAACCATTATATGCATATCCTTTTGACATAGATCCATTTCAAGATCACTTAAAAATACAACAATGGCAATACGTCAGACCAAATATAAATGCAAGCGGTGCTAGCACTGGCCCATCTCAAACAACAAACATCGCTGGTGAGAGTGTGAAGGGTAGTGAACTTCAAGGATCAATTTTATTACCGATGCCAAAAGTGGTTGATGTGAATGGTGCTGATTGGGGAGAGAATAAACTAACTGCTTTTGGAATTGGAGTTCTTGGTGCTACATCAGGACTCGCTCGAGCAGTTGGTCTTACGCCAGGTGAAAATTTAGACGACAAAGAGAGAAAACGTTTACTTACTGAAGAACTTAAGGCCGCTGGTGTAGAGACAAATATTGATATTGATAAATTATTAACAGGTATTTCTCAGGCATCTCAATCAGCACTATTAACTGGCGCAACTGGTCTTGCTGGAAATGCACTAGGAGTTAACATCAGTCCAGATACAATTCTTGCAAGAACAAGCGGTGTTGTTTTAAATCCAAATGCAGAGATGTTATTTCAAGGGCCTGTAATTCGTGATTTTAACTTTAGTTTCAATATGATTGCGAGAAGTGAAAAAGAGGGTGCAGAAATTAGAAAAATAATTAAATTTTTAAAAAAAGGTATGGCTCCACAATTTAGAACTTCTGTTTTTATCAAAAGTCCTAACATATTTACATTAGAGTATCGAAATGCTGGTGGTGTATTGAACACAGTAAATAAATTTAATCCAGGCGGTCTTGCATTGACAACTA